AATTTAGAAAAATACTCTGCAAAATAAATCTTCATCATTATAAACCATTTACAAGATATGGTGAAGTAAACTGGTTAATAATGACAGTCAATGGCAAACGATGTACAATCTGTAATAAAGAAAAAATTGATTCTTGTATTTAGTTTATACGCTGTTGCCAATATATTTTTACAATTTCGTAATCATATTCGCAAAAAAGATATTTTCTAGATCTTTTAAGTTCGGTAATTCTTTGCCCTCAACTAAATATTCAAAGATTGAGTTGCAGTAAAAATTCAAATATTTTCCAAAGTCAAAATCAGAACGATTAGCTGCGTTGATTAACATTCCATTTGCTAATAATATTGAATTCCGAAGAATATTGTTCTTTTTGAATTCAATCATTCTTTCATTTTTTACTATTCTTAAAGCGTCCCAATATCCTTCATCAGCTCTTGGATGAACGAAAGATGAACCTAAATCATAGCCTAAGCTATATAGAAAAGACAAGTCGATTTCCTTTGCGAAGTTTTTTATTTTAGGTTCAAACCATTGGTTTTTCCCATTTTTTAGAGCTTCATATTTTTTTACTTCTTCTTTACTATCTACTAAATATTCTTTGGTTTTTGGACTGTTAAATTCCATGTTACTTCTCATTTTATTTCTCGCCTCAAATGTTTTAATAAAAGACCAATCTTTAAATGCTTGATAAGAATTGGTTTTATGTAGATATTCAAGGTAAAAATATCTTTCGATTAAAAGCCTGTATAAAGCCATAGCTTCTCCTTCTTGTTCTTCTTTTAATAAAATAGAAATGCTGTTAATCAGAGAATGTGATTTAGCGATAAAATTTCTTAAGATTTGATTTTTTGTATTTAAACTACTTTGGTCAAATGTCAATATAACAAATTTAGTCAACCGTTTATAAGATTCAATTAACTCTAAAACTTCATTTTTTTTTTCATTTCTCATCAGTTTTGTTAAAATACAGAAAACGTGGTTGTATAAGTTTAGTTGTATGTTTAAACATTAAATTTAGCAAATAAATCACATATTGAAATTTCGTAAGGTCTTTTATAAGTAGACTATAACTAGCGTTGAATTATAAAAGCTGTAACCACCAGTTATTTTTTCACAAACCATTCGTAATTCGGACTATATTTAAATTTTGATATTTTTAAAATTCCTTTTCTCATTGCAATATAAATATCATTGTCAATAATTACAGCTGATGAGGGAAATAATAATCCCCAATTAAAAGGAGCTTTTAGAACTTCAACTAGTTTTTCATGTTTATTGAAACTCATTAAATACTCTGAAGTTACAATCAATATATTATCTTTTTCTTTTACTATAAATCTTGGAGCTGCAGGTAGTTCATAAGTTTTTGAAACTCGCCAACTTTCTTCTTTATCTAATTCTAATAGATTTCCGTTGCTGAAACCCATATGTGCTAAACCTTCAATAACATAGAGTTTTGCATTAAACTCAAATATTTGATGAACACGTCTGTATTTCATTATTTCGTATGAAGACTTTCCATTTGCTGAAAGGAACCAAAGTCCACCTCCAAATTCTCCGTTATTAAGACCGATTATATATCCATCTTCTACTTTTTTTACTGCTCTTATTGAATATTGGCCATTCAATTTTTTTGCAACTTCTTTTCGATCGAATGGAAGAGAATCCCCTTTGAAATAATTATAATCGTTTTTCTTTATTTTAATTGAATCGTTTATTATATCTATTATCCAATTATTTTTAGAACTATTTGCTTTCCATAAATTTTTCCTTGTAGGAATTGAGTCCGTTTCAAAATGTTCTAATGTGTAATTTTGGCCAAACATTATAAAAGTTCCAAATAAAAACATCAAACTCAATTTTTTTCGGTTAATCAGATATCTTGTCATAATTCTTAATTTTTCTCAAAACTATCTTTTAAAATCAAAAACCAAAACAAACAATGAGTGAACGAACCATTTGGTTGAGTAAATGCGTTTTTAATTTGTGATAACTTATACTAAACGAACCAATTCAAACTACTAACCTTATTCAAACTACTGATTAGTAGTTTTTTTTATATCATGTCACAGTCAATTTTCTGTATTGATTTATATTTACAGAAAATTAACGTTACGTGATAGAGCTATACAAAAAGGTTAAAGACCAACCCTACATTTGTAAAATTGCATTAGATCACTCTGCATTCGAAATTCCTTTATCTGGTTCAGAGGTGTTTCAAAACTTTTATGATACTAAATTACAGTCTTCTTCACTAAAAGAATTTTATAATTCCAAAGGTCAAGCGCGTTTCTCAGAGCAAAGCTCTTTAACCAGGTCTGGTGTAATTTATAATCAATCGTTAACCATAAGCTTTCCAGACGGCGATTTAAATAAATCAAGGAGGTTAGCTCTTTTAAATAAGGTGAAGTTTATAGCTATAGGCCTAACAAATGGTAGGTTTATTTTATTAGGAAGAAATGATGCCTATCAAAACACTCGCCCTAAAATTAAAAGCAACAGCAATGAGAAAAAAACAATTTTCACATTTAACTGTGTAAGTATGATTTCATCAGGTTACTTAAACCTTACCACAGTTGGAGCTTTCCCATACATTTTACCATCTAACACATAACCTATGCCAGGACCATTTGTAAATATTGAAGATAAACAAGATAGTGCAGACCAATTAGCAGCAACTCAAGGTATACCATCACAATTTAAATATTCTGCTGCAGAGTGGAATTTATTACGCGATAAGATTGAACAACTTCATAGTATTCTTCAAGGAGAAATAGACTTAGTTGCAACCACTATAAAAAATGAATTTAGGTTAGTAGATCTTTCAGGTACAAATGCCAATCAATACATTTTATCTAGAGTAATACATTGGCTAAACAATTTAGAAGGTGAAGATAAAATTGTTCTTAAGCCAAATGTGGTATTTACTCTTGAGGCTTATTATGCAGTAGGGAGTTATGTAATAAAAGAGAGCTGGCAAATTAAACAAGAAGGTAACTTAGAGAATAAAACATTTGGTGTTGGTGAAGCTCCATCTCCATTATCAATCCTTTTACCTATTGAAAAAACAATTAAATTAATTAATCAAGGGAATACAGTTTCTTTAGGTGAAATTGGCAATCCTCCAAATGACCAAAACGGGAACCCTATTTCTGCAGAGGAGCATATTAGTAATGAAGTAAATATTCTTTTACCTAATGAACCAGCAAGACAGGGTTTTGTTTTCAATGCTTTTTTTAATGGAGTTTCTCGTAACTTTTATTTTAATGGCCCTAATGCTGCTTATGGTTTAAATGGCTCTCAAACGTCCTCTAATCAGTTTTATGAATTTAAGGAAACTACCAATGAGGAGGATGTCGAAAATGTCATAGAAAAAACGTCTCAACTTATTAACGATGGTGAAGATGGTGCAAGTCGTTTTATAGAAGAAAATGAGCTTGAAGATTTAGAGACAGATCCTACAGTTCCACAATATATTAAAGACCTTACGTCAGAAAATATTGAAAATTTTGCAACTGCATTCCAAGAAAATATAATTAACGTTGTTGTAACTGGAGATCAAAACAAACAGCTTACACTAACAAAAAGGGATGGTTCAACAATTGTTGCAACCTTTACAGATAATCAAGGTGAAGTAGTAGATAACGTAGTTAATTCTATTGATTTTAATGAGGCAGATGGAGTGCTATCTATTCAGACAGAAGAGGGTAATACGCTAACAACTTCTTTTGATGGCAGATATGCGTTGTGGTCTCATAATCACGAAATTTCTGAAGTAAATAATTTACCTGATGAGTTAGCTGACAGAATTAAGTACGGTGATAAAAACACAAGCATTAATAGCGGTGCAATTGTTCCAAGATTTAGTTCTAGTTCAGATAACGTACTTACTAATGGGGATTTCAATAATATTACAGAGGCAGGATGGTATTTTATTAATGGTTCTTTAGTTAATAGACCAAATCCACTATCTACATTATATTATTTAAATGTAATAGCTTACAGTGTTAATATATGTCAAATTGCTTATCCTTATGGTCATAGTGCAGCTAATGCTCAAGATGTATATATAAGATTAAAATTTAATACTTGGGGTCCCTGGAGAAAGTTGACTTATCAAGATGAAGTAGCTCCAATTAACCACACCCATATAATTAATGATATTTCTGGATTATCTACTGAGCTTGGGAAAATGTTTAATAAAACATTAGACAGAATATCTGGTTATAACCTAGTTAAGCTAGCTTTAGCAAACAATTCTGTTATAGGGTTTGATTATTTTGAAGTACTTAACTCGTATAGTACTAATCAAAATAGTGACTTCCTAGCTAACCGTTTAAAGCCCAATACAGAATATTCATTTTCTTATAGTTCAGAATTAATAAGCGGTTCAAACAATGGTCCTGTAACTGGTCAGATTAGATTAGTTTTTTCAGGTCCAAGCAATACAATTGAGTTAGGTGGTACGGGCTTAAATGCTAAAAAAGGTACTTTTACAACTCCGGCATCTTGGTCTTCAGTATCAGTAATTGCTTATGGTGGAAACCCTAGTAATTCTGTAGTGCGTTTTAAAGAGCTTACAGTAAACGAGGGTAATGTTGTAAAAAAATGGGCGCCAACCCCTTTAGGTATAACAGATAATTGTGTTAAAAAAAACGGAGAGTCCTCTCAAACAATCGAAGGTATTTTACTTGCAGATAGTTTCAAAACTACAGATGGAAACTACACAGTCGAAACATTTAAAGGTGATAGGAATATAGGTGCATCACCAATTATTAAAGGTGGTATTGAGATACAAGGTACTTTTGAGAGCGTACTTACACGCTTGTTAATGGGTATAGAAGAAAATGGAGAAGCTTATTTTAAATCTAACAACCACTTTACTATAGAGGGTAAATTATTAGCGCAATTACTTACAGAAGATTTTCAACTAAAGATAACAACCTCAGGATATACATTTAAAGAGGTTGGTGTAGGTGGTTATACGGTTTTTAAATTAGACCCTGAAAGATTTATAAATATTGCAGAGGTGACACTACCTAAAAATAGCGGTCAATTAATGGCATTAGCTCCAAATGCTATAACATCAGATAATGTTCCAAACGTTACATATAATGAAGAAACTGGTTTACTTAAAGAAATAGAACACCCTATTTCCACATTTATAAACACCTCAAATACTGGATTTTCAGCAAGGAACATCACATATAACGTTGTTAATGGCAGATTAATTTTAATAGGTGGTGCAACTGCATCAGCAGATGCTGTAGAGGTTGAATTGTTAACATTACCAACAAATGCAAGACCGGATGCAACTAGAATAGTAACTAACATTTTCTATGAGTTAACAATAAACACCAATGGTGTTGTAACATTAGCTAATGTTGCTGATGGACAATCTTATAATATTGATTTTGAGATAACTCTTAACTTCCTATAGTTATGCCAAGAACTTTAGTACCTGTAAATATAAGGCCTCATTTAGTACCATTCTTATTTCAAGAATTTCAAGGTACAGAAGCGCATTTGCACGGCAGAAAGTTAAAGGCTGTGAAAGTGTCTACTCGTAACTATTTTGGAAAGTTAATAAGGCTATTAGCAAAAAAATCAGATAAGCCTGCAGCGTGTGACAAAAGGTACGCAATATTCTTAAGCATAGCAGAGGAAGAGCGTAGGATAGAGTGTTTTGGTAAAGTTTATAGGTATGCAGACGGTCGTAATTCGTTCTTACATATTCCAGAAGAAGGTGTAGTGATGATTAATGAATATTTAGAAGGATTGTTTAGAAACAGTTGTTTGTTTTTTTTAGATGGTTGGGTTGCCAAGCAAGGTGAAGAAGGCTTAAATATTGGAATTTTAAAATTTATAGATAAATATAGATTGCTAGAATTTGGTTTTGATCCAGATAGTATGCGTCGTAATTATTATCGTTGGAAAAAAGAGGACTCTAGATTAAAGTTTATAACCGTACAAAGTAGTAATCAAGTTCATAACTACGCATAATAAGCATGTCACACAAAGGCTATCATTCAAATGTTAATATTGTTTAAATATTTGAATTAAAAAATGGCTTGGTCAGAAACGGTATCAGAATTTATAAAACGAGTTAATCCGGTAAAACTATTCTTTTGGGGACTATTTGCAACTATGTTAGTTTTTCTATGGAGTATCAAAGGCGAAGCTTTTGAATACATTAATAACAGTGAAGAACGGCAATATCAACGTGTTCTTGATAAACTAGAGTTAGAACGTAAAGTGAGGCAAGAGCTGGACAGTATCGAACTAGAAAAAAATAAACTAGAGACCGAGTTGTTCATGTACAAAAATGGTTCTATCAATGATATTATGTATGCTTTAGAAAGGCGTGTAAAATCTTCGTCTAGCATAAGTATTTATTCGATACATAATGGAGGCGGCACTCCTGTAACTGGAGGAGACAAGCGCTTAAGTGTGTTGTATACGCAAGACAATGTAAGAGGTGTAGATATTATGAAAGAATATGGCGGTAAAGGAATACTATTAACGCCTGGTTATGCAGAGTATTCAGAACGCCTATTAATGCTAAAAGGATTAGGATATTACGTAACAGATGTAAAAAAAAATTCTTCAATATATGAGCCTCAAACAATTCCTTACTTAACGAAACACGACACCCAATCAATGTTTGGCTGTTATATCAAGACAGGGCCAACAGCTACATATTATTTAAGTATAAGTTTTGATCAAATTTCAGGAATGAATGTAGAAGGTTATGAAAGGGTAAAACAGCTCATGTATGATGCTAGAGACAGTCTTAAAGAATTACTTGATGTGGAACAGGTTTCTAAAAAATTTAAAAGCTAGTTATGGAGTTAAAAAATTTAGTGCACGTTAATAAGTTAAATAAACAGACTTTAAAATCAACTGAAAAAGAATTTTTAGAAGAAATCATCAACGTCTCAAGGCGTCTTCAAATCAATCCAAATTGGTTAATGGGCGTTATAGAGTTGGAAACTGGTGGTAGTTTTGATCCCTCTATAACAAATAGCTTAGGCTATACAGGCCTTATTCAATTTGGTAAAGCTGCAGCAAAAGGTATTGGCACAACAACTTCAAAACTACGTGCAATGACAGCTTTAGAGCAATTAAGATATGTTGAGCTATACTTAAAACCATATAAATCAAAAATTAAACGCTATGCAGATGTATATCTAGCAGTTTTTTTCCCTGCAGCAATAGGCCGTCCAGATGGTTGGGTGTTACATACTAGCAGATTAAGTGCAGAACGTATTGCAAAGTGGAATCCGCTGTTCGATATTAATAAAGATAAAGCAATACAAATTTGGGAGATTAAGCATAAGCTATTGGCACGTATTCCAGAATCTCATAAAATGATAATGCTATGAAAACAAGTGTAAACACGCCACAGATCACTATTCCATATATAAAACTTAGTTGGTTGCATTTGGTATTGGTAGTGGTATGCATATTTTGGTTTAGGTCCTGCTCACAAAAAACATCTATTGAAAATGACTTAGTAAATTATGATAAAGTAATCAACGATACTATATCATATTATGAGACAAAAAACGGTGATGTAATAGCCACTAAGCTAGCTTTGGAGGGATCAAATAAATCATTACAATTATTAGTGTCTTCTTTAAACGATAGTACACAACAGTTAAAGAAATTGTTATCTAAATTTAAGCGAGTTAAATCTGCTTCACAAACAAAAACCAATACCGTAATAGATAGTATTCAAGTGCCTTATATAATTGAGGATGTAGATTTTAATATGCCTTTCAATTTAAATGATAAGTACTACGCGATCAATGGTCGTTCAACCAACAAGGGTCTTTTTATTGATGAATTAAGTATTCCAAACACACAAAGTATTGTAGTAGGAAAACGAAAACAAGGGTTTTTAAGAACCGAATATCGTATTGAAGTACAAAACAGTAACCCTTACATTAAAACTACTGATATAGATTCCTACACGCTAAAGGAGCGCAATAAACGATTAGGTTTAGGCTTGTATATTGGTTATGGTCTTAATAATACAGGGCTTACACCGCAATTAGGAGTAGGCTTGTCTTATGATGTCATAAGGTTTTAACTTTGTCATATGGCTACACGACTGCAAATGTCTAGGGATTACAATAAATTTATGCATAAAGTGCATATTCTGAATTCTAAGTTAGAAGAATCTATTCCCCATAAATTTTCAAGGTTGTACGATGCAGAGCACAAAGGTGCAACTGGTTACGGCTCATTTAAAGATCAACTACACCAAGTTAAGTCAGAACTAAATGAACGGCTTGTTTATTTACAGTCACACTCCGACTATAAATCGCTTTATGGTAAGTTAAGATATCAACTTCAAGAATCTAAAAACACAGAAGATCTACATAAGGTTATTAAAAATGGCCTTTGGTTGCTTCAACAATAAAGACCTTCTAAAAACCATGTCACACCTATTGCTATACTGTTTGGGCAATTTTACACCAAACAATTGCAATGAGTGTCAATACTTTACTTTACGAGCTTACACATAGTGAATGGTTAATGGATCTCCGTTACCTACACCAATTTCGTGCATCCCTTAAATCAGGAAGTTCTCAAAAGCAAGAACGCGACGAAAAAGAATATGGTCCTTCACTAATAGAATTCTATTCAGAAAATCTTCAAAGACTTAATCCTTCTAATACTGCAGAAATTCCTACAGGAGCTATAGCTGTTATTCACGTTGTAGGCGTCATGATGAAATATGGCAATTGGTGGGTCCAAGGTGCAGATGAAGTTGTCGCTCAATTAGACTTTGCAAATAATATAGACAATGTAGCTGCAATTGTTTTGGTAGTAGATGGTCCAGGAGGAGCTGTCTCTGCAATTGCTCCTTTTATTGAGTTTGCGCAGCGTAAACGTAAACCAATTGTTGGCGCTTTCGATTCTGCATACAGCCTTCACTGGTGGATATTAAATGCAGTCTGCGATTACAAAATGGCTCTTAATAATATTTCTGCAGGTTGTGGTAGTGTTGGTGTCGTAACACATTGGTTAGACCTAACTGAGTATTGGAGAAATCTAGGTGTAAAAGAAGAAGAAGTCTATTCAGATTTAAGTGAGCATAAAAATGAGGTGTGGCGCAAAATTAAGGAGAATGATGAAGAAGGTAAAAAAATGCTCAGAGTTCAATTAAACGATGTTGCAGAAAAATTTCAAGCTGCAGTAAAAAAAGGATGCCCAAATCTTATTGAAGAAGAAGGCACCTTATCAGGTAGGGTGTTTGGTTCAGAAAAAGCACTCAGCCTAAATATGATAAATAAAATCGGCACAATGCAAGATGCTATGAATATAGCTCAAACGCTATCTGAGGTCGCTTAAAAATGGAGTCTATTAATTAATTATAAATCTAAACTATGAAAAGACTAGCAAAGACCATCGCAATGCTCTCGGCGCTCCTTAGCATCAAGGAAATACCGATTGAGGGTGGCAAATCAAATTTTTCTGATGATCAGAAAGATAAGATGAAAGAGAAAATGGGTGAGGAGCTTGCTCAAAAAACCATTGATGCAATCGATAAGGAAGCTACAAACATCCTTAAAGAACAACAAAAGGATGAAGACTTGTCTGCTATTCGTCAAGAATTAGCAACAGCTCTTGAAGGCACAAATGCAGATGTAGATTCTGTTATTGAAGCTGTAGATGAAGGTACCGAGGACGGTGAAAACTTATCTGCAGAAGTACGAAAATTAGCAACTGCGCTTATTGAAAGCAATAAACGTAATGAAGAGCTAGTGCAAAAATTAATAAATGATCCAGAAGGTGACTCTCCAGAGGCGCGTGGGTCTACTAATCCAAATGGTAATATGCAACACAGTAACACACACTTGTTAGCAAGTGGTAAAGGTTATGATGCTTTTGAAGGTCGTAACTGGAACAAACAAGCTGCTGGTTTATCTACTAAACCAACAGATTGGGCGGCAGAAAATGGTATTAACATCGATAAGCTAAATAATGATTTAGATCATTACTTTAGAGAGGACCCTACAGTAGTTCAATCACTTATTCGTGATCGTTTTGGTTTACCATCACATTGGGATAAGAAAATGGGTGTTACAGATCAGGTGGCAGATGCAACAATTGTATCTGGTGAAATCACACAAGCACGTAAATTACCTTGGTTAGCTAAAAACAAACAAAAAATTCAAGCAGAGATTGGTAAAGTTTGGCCAGTACAGGTTGATATTGAGTTTATAGGAAAGCAATTGCAAGACTATGAAGCGTCTTGGTTAAGTAAGTTTGTTGGTGGTGGCTCTCAGCCCTATAAAATGTCTTTCGTTGGCTTTTTATTGCAAGAGCTTTCTGCTCAGGCACGTATTGAGGACCGTATTTCTTCTATTAAGGGTATTCACGTTGCTACTCCAGATAATGCAACAACACCAGGAAGATTTATCAATCGTCAAGATGGATTGCTTTACCAATTTTGGTATGCATACCATTACAAAAAACAATATAAGATTGCTAATGTAGGGACACCTACTAATGAAAATATATTAGATCACGTAAAGGATGTTATTGAAAAAAACATTCCTGAAGAAGTGCGTAGCAATACACCTTTAGATTTTTATATGTCTGAAGATTGGGCTAGAGCTTATGCAAGACGTTACCGACAACTTCACGGTGTCGAAATGGATTTCACTGGAAACGTTTGGAATATTGAATTATATCCTAACATCCGTTTTGAAATTCTTCACGACCTAGCAGGTACTAACTTTATGTTTATTACAACTAGAGATAATATTCAAATTTTAGAGAATATACCTCAAGAAAAGTCTATGTATCATTTTGATATGATAAGACGTGTAATTTCTGCCTATGCAGATTATAAACAAGGTATACGTGCTAAACATATTGGTAACAAAGTTAAAGATGGTGATCCAGCTCAATTTAAAGTGCAAACTATCTGGACTAATGGTCAGCCATTTTTCTCTGCAGATACATTTGTGCCGGCACACGATGATCAAACTGGTGAGCTTAATGTAAAGTATAGTAATATGCAGGTTGCTTCAGAGTGGAAAACAGATATCACAGAGATTAACAACACCTATACAGGTCAAGTATTAAAAATACGTGGTAACGCATCAATGGCAGCATCTAAGAATGTAAAAAACAATTCAGACTTGTTATTAGCATCAGATTTCGATTTAAGTACTGGAGGAACATTAACACTTTATGTTCAGGCAGATGGTAAAAAGAAAGAATTAAGCCGAACTACAGAGCCTGATGTAACGACGCCAGATCCAGTTAATTTTATGAGTACAGTAATTGATGCTGCAGATGGTAGCGATCAAAACTATACGGGTACTACAGATCAAACATTAACTGAAATAATTAATGGTACAGAAAACCAAGAATTAACTATTACGGGAAATGACACAGGCTCATTTACGGTAAGTAATATTCCTGGTAATGTTGCAGTGAGTGCAGATGCTGTTTTAGCAACTGCTACAGATACAATTTCTTTTGTATTGGTAGACGGCGTATGGATGGAAACCTCTAGGGACATTGCTCCAGGAGCTTAATAAATATTAATCTAATGCCCGTTAGTAATAGCGGGCTTTAATACATAAAATTATGTACACACCAAGTTCAGTTTTTAAAGATAGATCAAATCTATCTCCTGGTGCGCCAAGAGGTAAGTCACCAAATATTTCAATCATCTTTACAGATGATATTGTCACAGAGCCAGTTCGTAATGCTGGAGGCGTAGTGTTGGAGGGAAATTTCACTTTTAAAGAAGGAAAAGGCCCTATAAAATGCTATATGACTGCTTCTAAACAGGCGCCTACAGTTTCTGGTGAAGGTGAAGAAGATAGTATTTCACTTTTACACAAATTTGAAGGGATGCATCCTGGAGACTCTTTAGAGATTGAGGAGTTAATTCAAAATCTAATAGGTCAAAACGTAATACTTATTTATGGAAGCTGTAACAGTGCTACAAAAAAAGTATTTGGGACAACTTGTGCTCCACTTCAGTTAAAACCAAGCTTTACAGATAATAATGAGTCATTAGGTTACTCGTTAGTTTTTGAGCAATTCCAAAAAACTAATCGTTTACCAGGTCGTTTTAATGGAGCATTACCTACTGGTAATTTCACTGCAGTTGTAGGTAACGTTGTAACTGCTTCACAAGCTCTTGGCAATGTATATCAATTGCCAGCTTTTGCTACTACTACAGCTTTAGAAGTAGAAAATGAGGACCTTGAATCTGGAACATTTATTACTCTTGTGGGTGACGGTGGTTCAGATCCAGCAACATTATCTAATGGCGCTCCTGTTGGAGACGGCGAAACTATTTTGTTAAAGAATGGTGCGCAATGGACAGCATTAGACGGAGCAACTATAGATCTTGAGTTATTTAACGATGGTTCAACATCATACTTTATTGAACGTAAGCGCACTTAGCAGAAAGACTGCTAAACGCTTGATTAGGGAGGAAAAAGCGATACTGTTACGGTATCGCTTTTTTTCATGTCACACGTCAAGGCAATTGCAATTGCCATATTTGAGTAAATATTAAACTTTGTTAATCTATCGTCACTATGAAATCAATTAAATCACAATTACTAATTATCCTTACGTGTGCCACTATGGAGTTACACGAAAAATATAATGAGATAATGAAGTTGCTACGTACAACTAAGGCTGTAAATCACGTTCAAATGAGACTTTACAATCAAATGGGTGCCTCTAAGCAAAGTATGAATACAATTACATACGATCTTCAACAGTTGTTTGGTATTAAAGATGTTGAATTAAGAACACCATTTGTTTCAGAAAAAAGTACAGATGTTCCGAAAAATGGTACAGATGTCCCGGAAAACGAAACAACTTCACTTTCAGAAAGTCAGCTAAAAGGATTATTGGAGTTTAATCCAGATAATTACTCAGATTATCATAAAGAACTCAAGCCTTTCGCAAGTGAGCTGGCAGATGCTTTAAATGTAGATCTAGATAGCTTAAAAAAAGCAGATTTAATAGAGTTCATTCAATCTAAACAAGAAGAATTCCAAAAACCAGAATTTAAAAACCCCTTTTTAGAGGCTTCAAATGATGCTAAAGCGGGTTTAAAACTCCGAGAGCAATTCCCATTCTTGGCTCATAAAGATTGTCCAGATAAGTTTAAAGTCTTAGTAGCAGACAAGCTAACGGCATACAATGCGGTTATAAGCGCGCGTGCAGAACTCTTCAAGCAAAAAGATAATCAAACTCTTCCACAAGAGGATATTTTAGCTTTGGTGAGTGATGCTGTGGCAGACTTTCAGCTTAATCAAGATATTTTTGATGAGTTAAATCATTATAAAGAACACGGCGTAATTTTAGGAAATCATCCAATTTTTGAAGATGAGATGCTTCATAAAGAGGTGTCGCTTTTGAGTAATAATGATGCGCATAAAGCACACAAAAACTTAGCGACATACATCTCTAAGGAAAAGAAAAAATTAGATAAAGCAAAAACACCTGAGTCTAAAGAAAAAATTCAGGAAGTAATCAATGGTCACGAGGCCAAGCGTAAGCTCATTGCTGAAAAGTTGGGCTTAAATGAAAAATAAGTTTTTTGACATAAAAAAACCTGAAGGTGCAGTAGTTAAGAGCGCTGCATCTTCCGTTTTTCGCTCCAAGTATGTGTTAGCGCATTTCGATAAGCTATCTCATCTGGAGGAAGATTTAAAGCGGTTGCCAAGCAATGAGGAATTTATGTTTCTGCAGACAGAAAATCAATTCAATGCGTTCACCTTTATTCCTGCAGTAGCAAAACTACATACCATTAGGCACTTATACGCTGCTACTTATAGCATTAGTAGGAGAGCTATTGAGGCTCTTGTAGAGCTTCACGATAAAGGTATGATAGATGCTATCACGCTATGCATTAGTGATAGTCTTATAAAAAGAAACCCTAAGACTATTGATTTGCTTACGGCAATGATATCCAGCAGAGGCAATATAAAAGTTCAGTTTTGTTGGTCCCACGCAAAAGTGGCCTTAATGCAAACAGATGAAGGACATTATATTGTAGAGGGTAGTGGTAATTGGAGTGAAAACGCAATGTACGAGCAGTATCTTTTTGCAAATAGTAAAAGCGTGTACGAGTTTAGAAAAGAATTATTTAACAACGTTACCATTCGACATATAGCAGATGCTAACGGTTTAAGAGCAGTTTAATTTTAATCCCTTAATACAATTCCTATGAAAGCATACACAAAAAAACAATTAGTACAAGCAATGCAAAAGTATAATGCTGAAGCCATTGATAATCCAGATGATTTTGAGGATTATTCTAAAGGTGAAGATTGTGCAGAAGCTCAAGTTGATAAATTAATATCATTTATAGAAAAATAGAATTATGACAAAATTTGCAGATGCCATCGAGGCAATAGATACAGGCTTAAGAGTTAGAAGAGAAAGTTGGCCAAAAGAACGTAAGTTTATTTTTAAACAAGTTCCGGCAACCATTCCATCTTCAGTTGTTCCCAAAATGCAGTCTTTACCAGAGACTGTGAAGAGTTATTTTAAGGACACTTTTGAAAAAGAACAAATTTCCGAAATATATTATGTAGATCAAATTGCAGAAGTAGGAGAATCTAATTTAATAACAGGCTTCGCAGCGTCTCCTGCTGACATTCTTGCAACAGATTGGAAAATATTAGATAGACGTCTATAAATGAGCCTAACCGAAGAAGAATACGAAGCTATCGAGGATCTTGCAGCGTGCAACTATTCTCCAGTACGCATTGCCAAATATCTCGATGTAGATAAGGCCGTATTTCTTAGTGCCTGGTATAATAAAGAAAGTGAAGTACGCTTACGCTACGATAAAGGGCAACTGCAGGCAGAATTTCTCATTGCTCAAAAGCGTTTAGAAAATGCCAAGAACGGTAATCTTACTGCAGACCAACAACACACTAAAGAAGTAGAACGACGTAAGACCGAAGACATTAAACATCAACTATTATTTGGTGGGTTTCTCAATAAAATGACAGACCAATGTTGAATAAATTCAAAGAATTAAGTTTAGAAGATTTAGTGGAGTTTCGCGATCACGGCGATATGACAAACGCACCTGCAGAAGTTTTAGCCTATGCGTTAGAACTGGAAAAGGTGCACGGTATGCACTTACGTATTAAGGATTATGGTAGCAGAGATGCTATTATTAATCATCTCACAAAATTTAATGGGTACTCCAATTATCTGGCTGCAAAGTTGCACGATGAAATGCTAGAGTATTTCTATGGTGATAGGACTATTAGTAAAAACGCACATCGTTATCGCTTGGCAGACCTTATGGAAAAAGGGATAAATACAGCTTTGGTTTTAGCTAAGGATGCAAAAGAAGTTATAGCAGCCATTAAAGAAATTAAGAGTGTTGCCCAAGTATTACAATTAGATCAAACAGATGGGCAAGAGTTTCCGTCTGAGCTGTTAGCTAAACCAGTAAAATTATACACTAGTAATGCAGAGGCATTAGGTATGATGCCAATGGATAGGTATAAATTGGGCACTTTTATAGACGAATTAGAGGGCTTGACTGAAGCTCAAAAAATTATGGCAAAGCGTGATTCTATGTTATTGCCAGTTAAATTTTTCCAAGATGATAGACCTAGGGAATAATAATGTAGAGGGTCGTTATGCCTCTTGGCTTAAGCAAGGGATAGATTTTATTTCACCTAAAAATTTACACCTTGTCTCCGGTCGTGGTACTGCAAAATCTACAGATATCCTGGCAGATAGAAGTATTGATATTTGTTATGATATGCCACGAGCTATGTTCGCCCTGGTAAGTGATACGTATGTAAATGCACTTACCAATATTGTTCCCAAGATAATTGAAGGGTGGAGAGAGCGTAAAGGTTGGATAGAAGGAGTGCATTATGTAACAGATGAGCGTCCTCCAGACCACTTTAATATTCCGTATTCACCAATTCTAAATTACAAGCATACCATATCCATACATAACGGTTGTTTTTTTAATATTGGAAGTATGGACCAAGTATCATCTTTAGCAGGTAACTCATACCAGCATATATTTGGTGATGAAGCAAAATATCTTAATCCAAACAAGCTGAAGAAATTAATGCCCGCAAGGCGTGGTTTTCCAGAAGTGGCTCATAGTATATACTATCGTGGCTTAACTTTTACCACAGATATGCCAAATGTTACTGAAGGCGATTTTGATTGGATTCTAGACAATGAAAAAAATATGGATATCGAGAAAATAAAACTTGCACTAAGAGCAGGTTCTGTTTTAAATGAGATACGTCATGAGTTTTATGAGGCTTGCAGAAAAAAAGCACCGCAACATAAAATAGATCTTATACAAAAAAATTATACCCGATGGTATATGAAGTGGATGCAGACACGTGTGGATAGTACCCTCTTCTATATTGCATCGTCCTTCGTAAATGCAGACATTCTTCAGGCGGGTTACTATAAAGACGTTCTGGAGAGTGACGGCATTGAAGAGTTTAAAGCATCTATTTTATCGTTACGCCCTAATGTAAAAAAAGGAGAAAAATTTTACGGTAACCTGGGCGATCATCATTTTTATAGTGATGGTGTAAATAATCAATACTATATAGATAATTATGGTTTAAATGATGCTATAACACCAACTAGCTACGCTTTAAATCGTTGTAATGCTAAATTCCCATTAGATTGTGGGATAGATTTTGGAGATATGACGAGTATGGTAATAGGGCAGGATGCAAGACGTTATTATAACGTTTTAAAGAACTTTTATACACTTGCTCCGCAAAGTAGTAAAGAGCTCGCAAAACAATTCCTAGACTTTTTTGAGCCACATCGTCGTAAGGTTTTAAATATGTATTATGACAGGGCAGGTAATCAATACAAAAAAATTAAAAGAGATTGGGCCACAGAAATTAAAGACCATATTGAAAATTATGAAGGAAAAAGTACGGGTTGGAAAGTAAATTTAATGAGTGAAGGTCAAGGTGATATTTATCACGAGCAGGAATTTAACTTTATGAAAAAATTTATGGGAGATTATTACGAAGGATTGCCTCAGCTTCGTATAGACGAGCTCCAATGTAGAGAGCTGAAAAGCAGCTTAAGTTTAGCAAAAATTAAAATGTCTAAAGACAGAAACGGAAGTATGCGCCTCCAGAAAGATAAAAGCTCAGAAAAGTTACCACTTAGAAAATTGCCGATGTATAGTACAAATTTTAGTGATGCCTTTAAATATTTAATGTATAGGCCTAAATGGGTTAAGCTCAGTGAACGAAGATTGCCGCAACAGTGGAGTGAACCAGTTATTGTTGGATAATCTTTATCTTAGCAATAAAATTTATCAAATGAAACTAAAGGGTATTGAGTTTGAGTACGAAACTAAATGCAGAAGATGTGGAGAAATTCATTCTTGGTTTGGAGGTAACGAATATAAAGTAGATGATAAGCCAATAGATACTTCTTTAATTCAATTCCTAAATCACATGCAGGAGAAAATTCAATATGCAAAAACATATAGTTGCAATACTTGTAATCGTTCGACAGTACAAGAAATAGTTTCTTATACTCCAGATCATAACGTTTATTAATTACAATAAAAGTTAGAATCTTCTTAACTGTTGTTTGCTGGTGTTATAAAAAGATAATTATTTAAATCTATCCAATAACCATTTGCAATTTTTTGATCATTATATGAAATATCAAACTGCAAATCTATACCTTCTTCAGGATTTGGTCTGTAATATATGTCAAGCTTCCAGTAATCTTCTACTATTATAGGTTCTTTTAAAAATCCTAAATCAGTTAGTGCACTCAAAACTGTACAAGCTTCTATAAGTGCATAATCATTCAAATGTCCCTTAACACCTTTTGCTATCGCTGGATTCTTTGCATTTCTGGCTAACCATTTATATATAAAATTTTCAGTTTTGTATCGAAGTTCAAATTCATTGTTTGTGGATCTATCGATATTTTTGAAAGAAATGTGGTTTTCATTTGTTGTAATTTGCCTGTTAGTTCTCATTTCTTCTAATAAGATATCCTTATTTTCCTCACGCATTTTGTCAAGTTCAACTTGCAGCTTTTCCAAATGCCTTTTTATTTCAGGGTCTTCAGATAGTATTCTGGGTTTGTATTCACCTTCCTCTAATATTTCATCTATAGGAATCCAGGATTTTTTTTCTTCAGGTGTTATAGGTTCCTCTCCTGGTTCGGTTGGTGCCAAAGTGTGTATAAATGAATTACCTCGTAGTGAAGTCTTTGAATTAATATTTTGAGGTATTTTTATAAAAGAACCATTTTCAAATTTAAAATCACCTTTCATTGTCCTAGCTATAAGTATAGCATCACCACTTTTCTTATACAGCTCATTTAACTCGGTATTAAGCCTATTTACGTCAATATTATTTTTGTTGGCACTCATAATGAATATTTTAAGCAAATATACTTATAATTGGATTTGGTAGGTAAATTTCGCCCGCTAGGGCGAAATTTTTAAAATACACGGCGTTTCTGTTTTATAGTAGTCGTGATTTACTACATAAGTATTATAAGGCTCTGTAATTCTTAAGCTATCCATATGAAACGCATCGCACCTAATGCCGTGAAATGCACAATTTATAACACACATCTTAATACATACATGGTCTAAATCTTGGGCAATAAATTTATTTCCCTCTGCTTGGTGGTTACTTGCTAAAATTAATCTTCCACTTCCGCAAGCAGGTTCATTTATAGTCTTACCAAAATCATTTTTTTTCTGTGTCAATTGTGCCATCATGCTGCAAATAGCTTTTGGTGTAAAAAATTGCCCAAAACCTTTTTTTTTGCTTTTCCAAGCAATTGCCTCGTAATAATCGCCTAAAGGGTCGCACCAATCGCCCACACTAATTTCTCTATCATAATACATCATTAAGCTACCTAATAATTTTGCAAAATTGTTTAACTCCTCTTTATTATAATTTTTAATTGTTTCGTGATATAGCTTTTCTTGGGTTTGTCTTGCAAGGCAACAAATAACAATTGTAAGAAAGTCATCAAAAACGCGTGATGGTTCGTGTCTATATGCTATTAATGAAAAGAGGGAATTAAATTCCCTCAAATCATTTTGTATGTCTGTGGTTTTAACTACTTGCATCGCTCAATTCTCTTACTTGTGCGTTACTAAAGACAAAAGAAACAGGGTAAAACATATTACCGTTTTCATCTTCTGCTATTGGTTCTGTGGTGCCGTCCTCTTTCTTTTCTGTTGGTTTACCCCAAACTAAAAAAGCTTTTTCACCCTTTTTAACGCATTTTCCCTCTTTCATCCATCCCTTAAAGCTTTTAAATTCTTTGTGCTTGGGGTTTTTGTGTAGATATTCGATAATTATATCGTTAACCTTTAAAGCGTTTACGGCTTGTATTTCTGCATCATTTTTGCAATCGTGTAGTAATTGCTCCCTAATTGCTTGCGCTTTATTAGATAGGTTTTTTAAATGCTCTCTTTTTTCTTGAATAGTCTGTTTTTTAGTACTCATAATGTTTAGATTTTAAAATAAATAATCATCGTAATCACTTGGCAAATCTGCATTAACTACAAAGCATTCGGCAATTGCATAGGCTACGTTAAAAGCGTTTGCACACTGCTTTTTATAATCTTTAAAATCAACCCAATTAAATGCAAAAGAAAAACCCATGTTTGACAATAATTCTTTTACTTGGTCAGACAATTTAAATGAAGTACTTTTGTGTTGAATGTTATTATTAACCATGATGATAATATTTATTTGTTAATCCCCTAAGTCCGTGAAACCTAGGGGATATTTTTTTTATTATTAGATGCTATATTTTAAAATTTCCTTTTCGCTCGCATCTAAAAACGTTTGCAATTTTTTTCCAATAACCTCTGTTATTTCTTCAACTACTTGTGAGTTAGATATATCCATATTAAAACCTTTAGCGTTGGAAAGGGTTATTTTTTCCTTAGTTCCGTCACTACTTATGATAAATTTCTCTAATTCATCTTTTTTGTTTTGTAAAAAGGCATGTTTATCTGCCATGAGTTGAAAGTTTTGCAGTTTTTTAATTCTGCTTTCTGCGCTCGGTCTTAACACTTCATTCACTTTGGTACTGCTTTTCTCTACTTTAGGCGTAGTTTTTTCAGAAGTTGAACCATTTACTTTTTTTGTGCCTTTAGGCGTTGACTTTAAGTCTTTTACAACTTTTTCCATGATATAATATTTATTTGTTTATATACATAAAGATAAGAAATATTAGTCATATTGACTAATAAATGAGCTCTAAAATGTGTTTTTTTTTAAGATTTTTTTTAATTAATCTTTCATATTATACTGTCAATGTTTTGCATATATTTTAAATATTAAAAAATATAAGTGTCTGTAATACAATCTAATAACTATAAAAGTTTGAAAAACTTTTATGCGTGTGTTTTCTTTTGCCCGTCCCGCTGAGTTCCTTATAAGCAATTGCAGTTAATCTAAATCTATAGATATATGACGCCCAATACCCAACCACTTATGATATAATCCTTTGTTATCCCTTGCTTTAGTTCATGTCACAACCATTAACAATGACCCATTGTATTATTGTGTAAAACAATCAGATGTCACTAACAAAGGTTTATTCCGCTTTGGAACGTATGAGAGAGTTGTCCTCTAGCAACGTTCCATTTTCATTTTCATTTTGGTCGTACAGCGAGAAACGAGGAGAATCAAATGGATTGAAGCAAATTAACCGCGCAGTATTGCGTACTGGTTTGTCTTCTAAAATCTCAGACAAAAGTGAGATTCTTATTGCTTATACAGATTTAGATTCAGGCAACCCTGGTTTTGCTTATTTACCACTTATACTAACATTTAATAACTGTGATTTAAAATGAGAATAGAGCACTACGATACTGGTGGATTGATTGATTGCGGTAACGTGGCCTTTTCTTATGAGGTTACTGAAAGACCAAGAGATTTAGTTAATCAAAAAAATAAAACAGATAGTCTAGATTGGAATAGATACAACAATTTTATGATTGGAGATTATCGCATACATCCTTATGGTGATCAAAATGATTTACCTGAAAAAATAAGACAGGTAATCCAAAATCACTATATGGCTTCTTCACAGTTAACCAAGAAAACTCAAATGATGTGGGGACAAGGACCTCATTTATATAAGGAGTCGTTTAAAAATGGTTATCTGGAGAGAGAGTGGGTTAACGATAAAGATGTTTGGAATTGGATTAAATCTTGGGATGGAGAGGATTACCTAATGAGATGCTCTACAGATTGGGAACACATTAAAGGGACTTTTACTAAGTTTTACCAAGGAAGAGGTGGAAGAATAGGGAAGAATAATATTGCTAAACTAGAACATGTTTCACCTAATAAAGCTCGTTTAGCTTCTAAAATGAAGCTTACCTTTTCTAAACCAACACACGCAGTTGTTACTGATTGGGATTTTAATCACATAAATAATTTAACAGACTATAAGGCTTATAAGCTTTTTGATCATAACAATCCTTTTGCTGAACGTAATAGTATTTATTATTCTAATATGTACAGTTTTGCAACAGACTACTATACTGTTCCAGATTTGTATGGGTCATTAGAGTGGTTAAGGCGCTCTACAGCTATTCCTTATATATTTAAGGCCTTGAGTGATAACTCGATGAATGTTAAATATCATTTACAATCACCTTCTTCTTTTTGGGATTCAAAACGTTCACAAATAAAAGATGAGTGCCACCAAAAAAACAAAGAATACAACGAAGCTCTCTTTGTAGCCTACCAAAAGAATTTTCTTAAAAAAGTTGCTGAAGTTTTATCAGGTCAAGAAAATGTTGGGAAATTCTGGCATTCTGAAAAGATGATAAATGTAGATGGTCAAGATATAAAAGAACACGGTTGGGAATTAAAACCAATAGATCAAAACGTTAAGGACTTTATAGACGCGCACATTAAACTTTCAGATAAAGCAGATCGTGTTATAGCGAGCACATTTGGTTTACATCCATCTCTAGGTAACGTAAGTGCAAATGGAAATTCCGATAGTGGTAGTGAACAAGGCTATGCTTTTAAAAATTACATAAACTCAGGCGTAGACATTCCAGAAATGATAGTCTGTAAACCTCTTAATTATGCTCTTATGGCCAATTATCCAACCAAGGGTTTAAAGATTGGTTTTTACAGAACAGTAACAAAGTTAGAGAGTGAAACTACTCCAGCTAAACGATTAATAAAT